GGAATTGATATGAATGGTATGCCTACTACAGCTCCGCTGTACAAAGAGCCTGTACAGGCTCAACCAGTAGCCACAGATGGTGGGGCTACTAATACAACTTCTGAGAGCGCATAAAACGAGCGCAGCGGCTTTTTTGTGCGGTTCAGAAGTATCGGCGAAGCCGAAAAAAAAGCGCCCTTAGGGGCGCTTAACAGTGTGCGAGGACCTAATTTGTCCGCAGTCCGACCAACCGCTACTTGATGTAATTGGTCGGACTGACACCTTTTAGGTGGCAGTACAATAAAACGGCCGTTTTAGGCCGTAAAAAATTAAGGAGCAAAGCGACGTGAAAATAAAAGATGGAGCTACGCTACAAGGTCTCAAGTTAGTGATGAGACCAGTCTTACAAGCAGCAGAGAGAATATGGAGAAATCATGGTCAGGAAATGGTCGTCACTTCGGGAACTGATGGTGTTCATTCTGCTGGTAGTTTGCATTACTACGGATATGCATTAGACTTTAGAACAAGATATTTCGAAGAAGAAATTCGACATAAAGTATTTAAAGAGCTTTCAGACGATTTAAGAAAAAAAAATCGAGATTATTGTGTAATATGGCATCCTACTCATATACATGTTGAATATCGTGGAGTGATAGAGGATTAACTATGGAATTAATTACTTTATTGTTAACAAACTGGGATACAGTTGGTTTAATTATTACGAATATTATTGCGTTATTGGTGAAATCACCATTGGAGAAGAAAAATGGCTAAACGATCAAAGCTCTCATACAAGGGTTCAAAAAAATTATTTCGTGCAACAGCTGATCGCACTCATATGTTTAATGTCAATACCCGCCCTATGCGTGGTGGCACTAGACTCTGATGCCTTGCTATAGCCCTTTACAAGGCTATAGAGCGAAATTTGTTAACCCCACAGGAAAAAGACCAATTGTCTTTAATCCTAACCACGGGTACCGTGACCTTCCGGTCACCGTCCCATGTGGTAGGTGCGTTGGCTGTCGTCTCGAATATAGCCGCCAGTGGGCGATTCGATGCGTCCACGAAGCACAAATGCATGAGCACAATGCATTTATTACCTTAACGTTTAACGAGGATCACTTACCTGATGACTACTCAATACGAAAGGAACATTTACAGAAGTTTTTCAAGCGACTTAGAAAACGTATCGGAGTTGATATCCGCTACTTCGCTTGCGGAGAATATGGGTCACAAAATAATCGACCTCATTACCATGCCATTATATTTGGTTACGACTTTCCCGATAAACAGTTACATACCAAAACAAGAAATGGAGATCTTCTTTTCCGATCCTCTACGCTGGAGAAAGCGTGGAAGTTTGGATATTCATTAATTGGAGACGTTACATTCGAAAGCGCTGCATATGTTGCGCGTTACGTTATGAAGAAAAGAAAAGGCGAACAAGATGAGATTGATGAGTATTATAAGATTGTTGATGAAGATACGGGTGAAATTCATCAGCTTGAGCCGGAGTTTTGTCTTATGTCTAGGCGCCCCGGAATTGGTAAAGATTGGCTGGAGAAATTTAGAACCGATACAAACAAAGATTTCATAACAGTAAGAGGGCAAAAAATGGGTTTGCCCAAGTATTATGATAATTTATTGGAACAATTAGGCGAAGATCTGCAAGATCGCAAGCTTAAGAGGATGAAGTCTATTGATAAGGCTGATACGTCTACTGTGAGATTACGTACTAAGGAAAAGGTAAAAATCGCACAAATTACTAATCTAAACAGAAACTTAGAGGATATTTAGATGAAATTAAACGTGTACTCAATATTCGATTCCGCTGCCAAAGCGTACACATCCCCGTTCTTTTTGCATAACGATGGACTTGCAATTCGTGCATTTCAAGATAATGTTAATGCTGAACAAGAAAATAATATTTCAAAACATCCAGATCAATTTACTTTATTTAAAATTGGTGAGTTTGATGATTCTACTGGTGAAATTAAAACAGATGTTGTTAAATCATTAGGTACTGGATTGGAATATAAAAATACACCTGATATTAGCGAAGATATTGCTCAGCTAATTATCAAAAAACTAGATTCTATTTTGGAGAAATAATAAATGAAATCGGTAATGTCTCATCAATTTAGTCAGGCTCCTACAGCTGACATCCCGCGTTCAAGTTTTAACCGTTCACACGGATACAAGACTACGTTTGACGCCGGCTATCTGATTCCCGTCTATGTAGACGAGGCATTGCCGGGCGATACAATTACTATGAATCCAACTATGTTCGCACGTCTTAATACGCC